TAGCCTCACGCAATGGTTGTTGCGTCCGCTTCACCTATATCTGTTTAAACAGATACTCGCGCGGATACCCCAAGATGGTCTTTACGATCAAATTGCCCCAGCTAAGAAATTAGTGAAGGTGATGCGAGAGAAGGGATTGTCGAGGGTGTATTCGTTCGATCTGTCTGCGGCGACGGATAGATTGCCTGTAGTGCTCCAGGAGCATCTTCTGGGTGCATTGACATCGTTGCGGTTAGGGGCCTCATGGAGTTGGTTTATGACAGCTCGCTGGTTCCAGCTCTCACCTGCGTTACGGAACGCTACTTATGGTTCCGGACGTAAGGGAGGGCGGGGATTCGTGAAGTATGCCGTAGGCCAACCTATGGGTGCTTACTCATCGTGGGCGATGTTGGCTATCTGCCATCATTGCATCGTCCAACTCTGTGCGCGCCGAGTCGGCGTGACAGGTTGGTTCGACTTATATGCTATACTCGGCGACGACATTGTGATTGGTCATCCCAAGGTCGCACGCGAGTACAGGGTATTTATGGAGAAGATCGGTGTCGGAATCAACAGTAGCAAGTCCATCTTTGGACGTCGCTTGACGTTTGAGTTCGCCAAGCGCTTCTTCCTACATGGAGAGGACATTACTCCTCTTCCTCTGTCGGGATTGGCGCCGGGTTGGCTCGCGTTGAGTTCCGTTCCCGAGATTGCGGCGAATTTAGCTGCTCGCGGTATTCGATTATCGTTGTTCTCTATAGGTATCTTTGTAGGTCTCGGGTTTAAGGCGGCATCCGGACTAGAAGGGAAACCTTTGAAACGTATGTCAACGAGAGCTCGAGCTCTATGGCTAATGCTATCCGCACCAGGCGGTGTGTACGGCGTGTCGGATTGGGTAGAGTGGATGTGTCAAGCCCGAAAGGGTGAGATACAGAAACCGAGCCCTGATCAGATTGCAGCGTGGGTCCAAAGTTTGAAATCGCGGGTTGCGAAGTATCAGCTTGACTTTCTTATCACACGGGCAAAGAAGGCTTTAAAGGCCTACGAGCCTGTGGGAGAAGGGAAGTTTGAGTATGAAGAAGCACTCCGTTGGTGGAGGACAGAGGTTCGACGCGTAATGCTGGATCCGATGCGCGAGAAAATCGCTGACGTGCAGCTAGCGCTAGTTGAGCTGGCTCATTTGAAGGTTCATGATTGGCAAGGACTGTTGTCGATCTACCAGCACCTTGAGGCGATGGAGGATCTTTTTGCTCTTTTACCGGGGCAGCTGAAGGCTAAGCGACGTCAAGTCGTTAACTTTCTACCTGTCCGGGTGCGAGAGTGGAAGAGAATTCGTCGTATCTTAGGGTAATCAGGAACCAATGAGTAGAAGTGCTCAGAGGCCTGTGAACCTCAAGTGATATACCCAATCAAGAATTCCTATCGGAGTGATTTCCCGGTAGGTCTTAATGACGCGAGTCACGTCCCTGTCTTTAGAGCAATCTATAGATATACACAAGTACAGGTAGGTACATGAGCCTTGCAGGCCCGGAAA